ATTGTTGTCAATCACACATACAAAGAAATCGGTATGTTCCCTAAAGATATTGTTGGTGGTGGTACAGGTTCATATTACTCTGCGGACAATATTTTCATTATTGGTCGCCAACAAGAAAAAGAAGGCACTGAAGTTGTTGGTTACCACTTTGTTATTAACGTTGAAAAATCTAGGTACGTTCGTGAAAAATCTAAAATCCCTGTTACTGTATTGCATGACGGTGGCATTAGCAAGTGGTCTGGCCTACTCGACATTGCTCTTGAATCTAAACATGTAGTTAAACCTAAGGCAGGTTGGTATCAACGTGTTGATGAAGATGGTGTCATTGAAGAAAAGAATTACCGTGAAAAGGATACCAATTCTTCGGCATTCTGGTTGCCTATCTTGAAACAAAAGTCTTTCCAAGAATTTGTTGAAAGTAAGTATCGTGTTGCTCATGGTGAAATCTTGGCCAGTGATGTGGAGGAAACTTTTGACGTGGAGACCACAAATGGGGCTGATTGAAGGTACTGATTATTGCTTCATCTATCCGAAGGACGATGGTTCTTCGGTACATATCAAACTGTTGACTGGTGCTTACAAGGACACAGTTTTCAAGTTTGGTAAGGTAAAGTTTGAAGAACGCCACGGTAATGTCTATTTACTTTTTGCGTATTATGTGTTAGAATCACCAGTTATGAAACCCAAGAAATTGGAAAGTGACGAAACATTTAAAAACTACATTGGTCCACTTCTGGTGAACCTAATGTCTGGAAATCTAGAACAGGATATTATTGATGAGAGTGGAACAGACGATTCTCAAGAATCTGATTTACAATGACGAGTATACAAGAAAAGTATTGCCATTTCTTAGACAGGAGTACTTCACTGAGAGTACAGACCGCACGGTGTTCAATGCAGTCCACCAATTCGTACAAGATTACAATGTACCACCTTCGGTTGAAGCAATTGAATTGGCCGTCAAAGAAAAACGAAATCTCACAGATGATGAAGTGGAGAGATGCGAAGCGACTCTCAAAGAAATTAGAAACCATGCAAAGGAGAAATCCGAACTTCAATGGCTTATTGATAGAACCGAAAAGTTCTGTCAAGAGAAGGCCATTTACAATGCTGTTTTGGGGGCAATTTCTATACTTGACGGGAAGGACAAAACCCGAGAAAAAGGTTCGATTCCCACTCTACTTTCGGAAGCCTTGGCTGTAACCTTTGACAATTCGGTTGGTCACGATTACTTGGAGAATACGGATGAACGATATGACTTCTATCACAGAAAAGAAGAACGATTACCATTCGACCTTGAGTTCTTCAATAAAATCACCAAAGGTGGACTTCCATCAAAAACCCTTAATATCGCCTTGGCTGGAACTGGTGTTGGTAAGTCTCTTTTTATGTGTCATGTGTCTGCTGGTGCTCTTGTACAAGGTAAGAACGTTTTGTACATTACCATGGAAATGGCTGAAGAAAAGATTGCAGAACGTATAGATGCAAACTTATTGAACGTGACTGTGGACGATTTAATGTCCATGCCAAAAGATATGTTTGATAAGAAGGTTGCCCGCCTACGTGAAAAGACTGTTGGTAAATTGATTATCAAAGAATATCCAACAGCATCAGCATCAGCAACACACTTCAGGTCTTTATTAAATGAACTTCAACTTAAAAAATCTTTCGTACCTGACCTTATTTGTATCGACTATCTTAATATCTGTTGCAGTTCTAGGCTCAAAGCCGGAGCCAACGTTAATAGTTATACCTATGTCAAAGCAATTGCAGAAGAACTGCGAGGTCTTGCCGTTGAGTTCGGAGTCCCAATCATCTCTGCTACTCAGACTACAAGAAGCGGATTTACATCATCCGATCCAGGGTTGGAAGACACAAGTGAATCTTTTGGTTTGCCAGCAACCGCTGACTTGATGTTTGCTTTAATTTCTTCGGAAGAACTGGAAGAAATGGGTCAGATTATGGTGAAACAGTTGAAGAATCGTTATAATGATCCAAATTATTACAAACGTTTCACCTTGGGTATTGACCGTTCTAAGATGCGTTTATTTGACATTGAACAATCAGCACAAGATGGTATTGCTGATGCAGGCCACAATGATAAACCACTGAATACATTTGGTGATAGAGAAAAACCACAACGAAAGAATTTTGATGGATTTAAAGTTTGAAGAAGCACTACATTGTGCAAAGGCATTTGAAGACTATTTTGGTAGTTTTGACCGTATTGATGAATACATGCGTGACCAGAAATTGAATTCTCTTTCTGAGTTACCTAACAATCCATTGTTTCCATTGGAAGATGACCTATTCCAAGACTTCTCCATGCACCCCAAAGACATGAACTTTGAGGTGTGTGAGATTGATGGTGAAACTTGGACAAATCTGTTGGATATCACATCCTCACATGTTAATATTGCACCAGTTGGACGCAACGTTAAGTTGGCAGTCAAAGAAACCACAACCGATAAGATTGTCGGTTTCATTCGTCTTGGTTCTCCAGTAATTAACTGTAAACCACGTAATGATATGTTGGGGCAAGTATTCACTCAACAACCTGAGTGGGGCAAACGATTCAATAATTCTGCAATGATGGGTTTCGTTATCGTACCTGCACAACCATTTGGTTACAACTACCTCGGCGGCAAGTTGTTGGCAGCCATCTGCACATCACATGAAGTACGTGAGATTGTCAACAAGAAATATAATATGAATTTGTGTCTCTTTGAAACAACATCTTTGTATGGTAGTTCCAAATCTGTGTCACAATATGACGGTATGAAACCGTATGTTCGTTATAAGGGTCTAACTGATTCGGATTTCTTACCTATGATGCACGGTAAACCATACTCGGAACTCCGTGATTATGTCATGGAGAGAACCGGTCCATTGGTTGAAGATGATGCTTCCAGTAAGAAATTGAAAATCTCCATGAAGATTATTTCTTTGACCAAGACTGCACTCAAGGGAACACCTGAAGGTGAAGCATTCAATAAAACGATTGAAAAGGCCAAAGGTCTAACCGAACAAAAACGTTATTACATTTCCGACTATGGTTTCAAAAACATGGTTGACTATGTAAACTGTAAGACTGATGTGTTGATTCCTGGTGAGAACTATGAGAAACACAAACTGTCCAACCTAGTTGAGTGGTGGAGAACCAAGGCAGTTAATCGGTATACAACATTACACAATGAAGGTCGATTAAGAAGTGAACTGGAAGTCTGGACCTCAGGTAAAGAGATACAAATCATCCGATAAATACTTTTATTTGAGGTTAACATGGCTGAATCAGGTTCAGGAGCAGGAGCAGAGGTAACGGCATTAGCGGAAAGTCTACAAGCATATGCTTGTGCCACCAGACAATTCCTGGGTAAAGACTTAACTGATATTACTGAAATCAGTAGTAAGACCATCGACACCGCTGATTGTGATAGAACATTGAAGCAATGTATTGATGGTTTGGGTGCCGAATGGTACCACAGTGTTATAGTCACCGCAAACCTAATTTTCAAAGACTTCAAATTGGCCAAAGGTAACAAATACATGTTTTACCGTGGTGGTGACCTTGTAGGACAAATCTACAAAGAATTTGGACGATTCAGAAAAGGTAGTGGAATCTCAGGTGATGATAAGTGGAACCCTGCTGACATTTGGATGGCAGAAAAGAACTTCAAGTTTAAAGAGGGTTGGACCACATTACAAGACTATAACGGTTACATTTTCGACCAATATAAGGCCAAAAAACTTGTTGGTATTTCACTAAAGAAAATACCTAAGGGTCCTGCTCATTCCAAAGTTTTCAACGATGGTGAACCACCAAATGCAAACTTCATCGGATTCAAACTTGGTCAAACCATGAGTGATTCAAAAGACATTTATATCCAATATGAATCTGACGGAAAGTTAGGGGAAATTCAATTACGTAATTTCTCTAGTCGTCCTGTAACATCTTCTTGGCAAGGTGAGATTAAAGGTAAGACTGCGGCCGGTGGTAAAATTGGTGGTGGTGTTCTCGTATCAATTGCTGAAGATTGTAAGGTTAAAGACATTCAAAAACCTTCATCATTTGGTACACAGATTGATAAACCATCAGACAAGACACTTGAAGAATTCGCAAAGATGTTTAAGGATCTTTCTGGTAATAAAAAGACAGTTAAAGACCTAGCACTCGAAGCCAAGATGAACCAAAAGAAAGACAAGGTTTGGTGGATGTCTAAGTACTTGGGTGTAGCTTATTGTTATGCACTAAAGAAAAGTAAGAAATCGGAAGAAGTTACCAAATGGATTTTTGGTTATGGTTCTTCTGCAACCAAGAACAGTAGTATTTTTATTAAGTATAGTTAATTATGAAAAATGATTTAGATGATGATTTTGGATTTTCTGCCATATCAGCAGCAGAATATGAAGAACGTATTAGTCGTAAGGCAGAGATTGCAGCTGACGAAACTGCATTACATTACCAAAAGAAATTGGAAGATTTGGAAGCATTAATCATTCCTTTCTTAGAAAAACTGCGTGATACTGGTGACAAAGAATACATATTCTGGCCAAACCGTAAACCAGTTTTGGATAAACAGATTGAAAGAATTAAATCATTAACTAGAGACTAAATTATGAAACCTATGGTAACTGTGGTGACACCAACAACTGGTGCACCATACTTGAGACAGGCAATCGAGTCTGTCAAAAATCAAACTTATGAAAATATACAACATCTAGTATTTGTGGATGGACAACCTAAAGGTCGTGTCATCTGTTCGGAATACCCACACCTTGATGTTATTGACCTACCTTATCCAGTTGGTACAGATAGATTTAATGGTCACCGTATGTATGGTGCCAGTGCGTTCCTAGCCAAGGGTGAATACATCTGTTACCTAGATGAGGATAATTGGTTGGAACCCACCCATATTGAATCCTTGATGAAGATTATGGAGACTGGTGTTAATTGGGCATACTCATTACGTAAAATTGTTGATACAAACGGTGAATATGTTTGTAATGACGACTGTGAATCCCTAGGACTTTGGGAATCCTGTATCGGTGACCAGTTTGTGGATGTTGGTTGTTATTTCTTTCCTAAAGATTTAGCTTTACAATTAAGTCCAATTTGGTACAGGAAAGCAAGAGAACCTGGTGTAGTAGAAGTTGACAGAATGTTGATGCATGTGTTAAAATCACAAACTACATATGGCACCAACGGTGACTATACTTTAAATTACCGAACAGGCAACACACAATTGTCTGTACAAAAGGAATTCTTCCTGAATGGTAATGAATTTATGAAACAGAAATATAATGGAGAATACCCTTGGCGAAAAAGAACCTAATCATTGGTGGTATCTTCAATTATGGAATCGACCAAATCAAACCTTGGGTGTTGTCCATTGAAGATACCATGCCTGATGCACACCGAGTTATGTGTGTCAGTAATATCAACCAGGAAACACGTGACTGGTTAATTTCAAAACAATTTGAATTGGTTGAAATGCCACAGGCCAACATTCCTGTTCATGTGTTACGTTTCTTGTCTATTTACGAATACCTACGTTCAAATTGGGCAAATTACAATTACGTAATTACCACTGACGTAAAGGATGTTATCTTTCAAAAGAATCCATTTCAGTGGTTAGAGAATAATAACATTGGTCGTTCTGGTATCAAATTGGTTGCACCATCTGAAGCCATGTATTACAAAGATGAACCATGGAACAGAGATAATCTACGACAAGCCTATGGTGACTACTTCTACGAAACTCTAGGTTTCAAGAACATGCGAATCTGTTGTTGTGGTGTTATTGGTGGTGAATCTGAGTATGTTAAAGACTTGGTATTCAATATGTTTGCTAATGGCATCAACCGTCCTATTCCAATCGTTGACCAAGCGGTGTTTAATATGTTGATTAATACACAACCATACAAAGATGTAACATATTCAGCACCAATGTCTACTGCATGGACATTACAAGCAGGCACAATGAACGACCCAACAAAAGTTGATGAATTCCGTCAATATTGGACAGAAATTCCTCCTGTATTCAAAAACGGTAGATTCTTAACTGGTGCAGGCAGTGAATTCTATATTGTTCACCAGTATGACCGTGTGCCTGAGTGGAAGAAATTTGTATTGGAAAAATATGCCTAATATTAGTATTGTAACTGCTTTCTATGATATTGGTCGTGGTAACTGGACACCAGAAAATGGTTTACCCGATTATCTGCAACGAACCAATGAAACATACATCGAACGTTTCTCATATATGACAGAACTGGATAATGAAATTGTAGTATTCAGTACACCAGATATTATTGAGAAACTTCAACCATTAAACACCAAAGGCAACATCAAGTTTGTTTCTTTTGATATGTTGACACATCATGCAAATCTAAGAAATAAAATATACAATATTCAGAAGTTGGACTCTTTCCAAAATATGATTAATCCATATCAAAGAGCTAATCCTGAATATTGGAATCCAGATTATGTCTTGGTCAATTTTCTAAAGACTTCTTTTGTTAACATGGCAATTCACCATAAGTTGGTGAGTAATGACCGTGTTGCATGGTTGGATTTTGGTTATTGCCGAACAGAAGATAAGATTCCTGAAAGTAAATCTTGGTCTTATGATTTTAATCCAGAAAAGATGCATTTGTTTAATTACAAAGATTATGATGGACAAGATATTGTTAACATTATCTCAAACAATGATGTATACATTCTAGGCGCAAAAATTGTTGGTGGTCAATCTGCATGGCGTGCTTTCGAACAAGTGATTGTGCAACAACTATTGAACTTGATGGATCAAAACTTGGTGGATGATGACCAAACATTATTGTTAATGTCAACGATTCAACAACCAGAATTATTCGAACTACATAGAATACCTGACCATCAACTTGGTCTAGACCCTTTTGTAATTTTTAAAGATTTTAATGATGAGGCTTAAATGAGTGATATTTTTTCATACAACACAGTAACAAATCAATACACAACCCAATTTAAATGTTCCGGTTTCGGACTTGGTGAGTTATTGAAAGATAAACAGAATCCAATTGGTGTTGAAATTGGATGTGCAGAAGCACACACAACAGAATTTCTATTGGACATTAATCCAACACTAAAGATTACTTCGATTGATCCTTATATTAACTATTTGGATTGGAATGGTAATATGTTGAATGACCGTCAAGAATTCTATGAAATGGTTATGAAGAAACTGGAACGTTTTGGTGACCGATTCACTATGATTCGTGACCTTTCAGATAATGTGTTCCAAAACTTCGAAGATGAATCTTTAGATTACATTTTCATTGATGGTCTACACACCTATGACCAAGTTAAGATTGATTGTCAAAACTATTACTCAAAAGTAAAACCAGGTGGTCTATTTGCTGGCCATGACTTTACTGTTATTCCTGGTGTCAATGCAGCCGTCAAAGAATTTGCTGCGATTCATGGTAAAGAAATCTTGACAACCGAATGTGATGTTTGGTATTGGTACAAATGAAACCACTATTTCTAATTACATCAGCATTAAACCCCTCTTATGGGGTTTTTTCACTATCTGACCGAGTAGAACAAACAAAAGGTACAATCAAATCTATCAGAGACAAGGTACCTGAGGCTGATATTTTCTTGGTTGATGTTTCCGTGAATGTTCTTCCTGATGAAATTCGTGAAGAAATGAAATCAATGGTACATCATTATATGGACCTAAGTCATCACCAGGGAATGGTCGATTTGTCTCTATCACAAGCAAAAAGTCAATCTGAAGCACTGATGACATTATTGTTCCTGGATACAATACAGAGGCATGATGACATATTTAAAAAATATGATAGAATATTCAAAATCACAGGTCGACTACAATTGGATGATGATTTTGACCTGACCAAATATGAAAACCTACACGGAAAGTATGTTTTCAAGAAACGTGTCGAATCTTGGATGCAACCTCCGTATGGTAATGCAACTCATTTGTATGATACTAGACTACATTCTTGGTGTTCTTCCTTGACAGAATCTCATAAAGAGAATCTAATCAGAATGTTTGAGTACCTACAATATGTCGATTTGGAACATGCCATGTTTGCTGTCATACCACAAGATTTAGTCGTGGAATTTGACCGAGTTCACTGTAAAGGACAAGTTGCCTCTACGGGAGAATGGCGTTTCGATTGACGTATATATCGAATCCAATGATTCCACGGATTTCTAAATAATCCCATAATTCATATAAATAGTCTTACGGCAACCAAAGTGTGTTGCATTTCTAGAGGACATAATGTTATCTTTCAGAACATATTTAAAAGAGAGTGCTGACGAAGAAGGCGCAAGTCGTCAGATTAAACACCTGACCCACGTAGAAGACCGTCCTTTACAGAACGGCGAAAAGGGTGCTGAACATGCCATCAAATCGTTGACGGCAGCTGCCACTCACATTAAATCAGGTAAAAAAACGTCAGAGTTGACAACCAAGTATGATGGTTCACCCGCCATCGTTTATGGTCACCATCCAGAAACCGGTAAATTCTTTGTTGCATCCAAGTCCGCTTTCAACAAGACACCGAAGATTAATTACACACCAAAAGACATTGAACGAAACCACGGACATGCACCTGGTCTAGTTAAGAAGTTAAAAGATGCTTTACAACATCTACCTAAGATTGCACCAAAACAAGGTGTTTATCAAGGTGATATGATGTTCTCACAAGAGGACAAGAAGAAGTCCAAGAGTGGTGGCACATCTTTCCATCCAAATCCTTCTGGTTTAACTTATACTGCACATGGTAAACACAAAGCAGAAGTTGATAAAGCCAAGATTGGTTTAGTCACACACCTTTCATATCATGGTAAGAACTCACAAAGTTTAAATGCACATCACGAAGTTGACCATGAAAACTTCACTAAACACCCAGATGTGTTCTCGGTAGACCCAAGAATGGACACATCCAAAGTGCATTTTGGAAAAGAACAAGAAAAAGAGTTCCATAAACATATCATTGCAGCCCAAAAGTTGCACGATACACATGGTGATGACATGTATGCTGGTACCAGAGCACATCAAGGTGTTGGTGGTCATCTAGAAACTTACATGAATCACACAGTAAGAACCGGTGAAGAACCTAATCATCAGAACTTCAAGAACTGGTTGGAAACCAAAAAAGATAAAGACATTCAAAAATTGAAGGTTGAGAAAAACAAGACTGCAAAACAAACAGAGTTAAAATCTGAACTAGATAAGATAGAACGTAACAAAAAACACTACAATAATGTATTCAAGTTACATTCACACTTACAAGCAGCCAAGAATACATTAATTAATGTTATGAATCAACATCAAGAATTCGAACATGAACACGGTGGTGAGAAGGCGAATCCTGAAGGATACGTATTCCACCATGGTAAAGAAACGGATAAGTTTGTCAACCGTGCAGAATTCTCACGTAGAAACTTTGCAGGAATTAGAAATATATGAAACGATTTTTAGAAAAAATCCAAGAAGACGCAGCAACCCATAATCCGGTTGTTATGGCATTTGGCCGTATGAATCCTCCTACTATTGGCCACGAAAAGTTGGTCAATAAGGTACATGAACTGGCGAAGGATTATAAAGCGACACACCATGTCATTCTGTCACATTCAGTTAATGCGAAGAAGAATCCATTAGAAGCTCAACAAAAACTGAAACACGCAAAACGCTTCTTCCCTAATACAAATTTCAGTGTATCAAGTAAAGAGAAACCAACATTTTTGCAACATGCTCAGGCCTTACATCAAGCTGGTCACGACCATTTGATTATGGTTGCAGGTTCAGACCGTATACCTGAATATGAACAAAAACTACACCAGTACAATGGTGAAGGTCCAGGTAAACTGTTCAATTTCAAGAAAATTGAAGTTAAGTCTGCTGGTGACCGTGATCCTGATGCTGAAGGTGCTGAAGGTATGTCTGCATCTAAGATGCGTGAACATGCAAAGAATAATGATTTCACATCTTTTAAACAAGGTGTGCCACAACACGTACCAGAGAAACATGCAAAAGATTTGTTCCGTGATGTACGTAAAGGTATGGGTCTAAACGAAAGTGTGAATCGTGGTCTATTCAAGGCCATTTTCGTTACAGGTGGTCCAGGTTCAGGTAAAGATATTATCATCCGTGAAGCTATTGCCGAACAAAAGGCAGTAGAAATTACTTCAACATTGGCATATAACTACTTGATGGATAAAGGAAATCTTGCGGAACAATCAAATGATTTCCGTAGAGAATCTATCCGTAATCGCGGTCCACTTATCATCAATGGACCTGCCGATGACCATTCCAGAATGATTGCAATTAAAGAGGAATTGGAAGAACTTGGTTATTCAACAACTATGGTGTTTGTTGATACAACAAATGAAGCAAGTCAACAAAGAAATGAAAAGTTGACTAAAATGATTGCTGAGTCTGTCCGTCAAGAGAAATGGGAACAGGCTCAAACATGTAAAGAATCTTATCGTCAAAACTTTAACAATTTTATCAATTTGAATAACAGTGGTTCACTGGAAACAATTGAGGAAGATATCACAAGTATCTACATTAAGTTGAATAATTTTATTGACAATAAGACTTATGTAGAAGAAGCATATCGTTGGATGGAAGTCCACGGTAAGCTAAATACCAATGATTCGATTACAGTTCTCGTGAAGGAAAATAATAATGTTGAAAAGAATTTTAGCTTTGTTCAAAGGCTCAAAGAAAGTAGAAACCCAAAGCTCACCAGAGGCACAGGCGGCCGAGCAGAAAATCTTGGCAGTATCGTCCCAGATAATCTCAAAATCGGAACCAGCCAAGACAGCATCAAAAACGGAAGCACCCCAAAAGGCAAAAACTTCGCCGCAGCAGGCCACTCAGGTGGCGCCTGGTCAGGAGTCTATGAAGAAAACAACCCGCACATCCAGAAGTTCTCAGAACCGAAAGAAAGCAACTTCAACAAAGACGCAGACAAAGTAAGACGTTTAAAGAACGGAGATAAATCCATAAAGTTGCAACAGATGGGTAAACCTTCTGGTGTAGGACAAGAATATGATACACGTGCTGGTGGCCAAGGTGCTGCAGCGGGTGCAGGTTTGGGTAACCAAACATACAGTGAAGATACAATTGGACCAACAGCCAGTAATGCTGATGTAGTTAATTTTGCAGGTATTGCAGGTGGTCCTAAACCAAATCCACTAGAAAGTGGTGACAAACAATTCAAGAAGTTTAGAAATAAACTGAAAGAGTGGAATGGAGCACAGAATGAACCAGAGTCAGGTTTTGTTGGTACATTAAGTGGTTCAGACAACAAAGAACCGATGGAAAATCCAAAGGACAAAGTAGGTTATAACTACACAACAAATAAAAGAAAAAACGGAGCAAAGAAATGATTAACCTAAAAAGAAAAGATGCTGTAGCAGATGCAGTCAAATCTATTCTTCAAACAGAAGAAACAGATGTGAACGACCGCACAAAAGATGTAATCGGTGGTCGTAAGAAGTCTGACCAAAAGGACGATGTTGGTCCTGCTTCTGACGGTAAATCTACCAAGGTTCGTTTGAAGAACGAAGCAGTTGAAAAGAAATTGGCTGACACAAAGCCAGCAACTGTTGTGAAGAATGAAGAACCTGAACCTCGTGAGAAGGTTGACACTCGTGCTTCTAAAGAAAACAAAACTCTACGTAGCTTCAAAGAACGTTATGAAGCACATTCCATGGTTGACCAGATGATTAATGAAGTGTTGTCTAAAGATGCTTCTGCTGGTGCATGGATTCACGATTTCGTAAACTCTGATAATCCTAAATTTGCGGGTAAGTCCAAAGAACAACGCAAGAAACAAGCTCTTGCTGCTTACTATGCAAAACAACGCAACGAAGAAGTTGAATCTGAATCGTTGATCGAATCAATTGAAATGATTAATGAAGTTTCTCTTGGTGCAAAAATCAAAGCATATGCACACCATTCATCGTCATCTTTTGACCACGGTGATATGGGTAATGACGATGAAGCTGACCGCCACCAAGCTCGTGCCGATAAAATCCACGCACACATACTAAAACATCATGGGACCGAGGCAGCTGCTCATGCTGAAAAAGCGGCCAG